GGATACTGCGTGGCAAACGATCTGCCGTACATGATTAAAGATTGGGATACCCTGTCCGCAGAAGGGCAAAAAGAATCCCAGAAAACTAGACACTGATGACAAAGTGGGAGTTCAACATGATCCACCGCGACGAGTACGAACGCGTCTGCGAAGAAAACAGAAAGTTGCGGGACTTGGTTAAAGCCAAGTCCCCAATGGCTATGATGCAAATGCTTAAAAGGTTTCTGGGAGGGAACTATGACCGCACTGGAACAGTGGAAGACCCTAGCGAAAATAGAGAACGCCAAGATGCTGGAACCCTACGAGGGCCAAAAACCTAACTACGGTATCGTCAAAAATAAGATCAAAGGCGGCGGACCGCGGCTCTCGGAAATTAACCGCTCACTCGCCGCACAAAAACTTTTGGAAATGTCCCAAAAAGGTTATACTCTGGAAGAAGCCGCCGTTGAAACAAACTCCCCAATAGAGAAAGTTCTAGGCCGCGCCAGACGCTATCAAATCACGTTTAAAGGACAGGAGGAGCTTTTATGAGTAATCACCTATCAGAAGTGGCAGAGGGCATCATAGAGGCTTGCCCAACGCAGCTTAACCCAGATGAAATGTCTACCCTGATTGCGTACATGATCTGGTCATACGGTATGCAGGGCGATTGGGACGATATGCTGCCCAAAATCGTGCGCTGCATAAATCTGGATGACGGTCACGCCCGTATCGTCAGAGTGGCTAACAGAGACGCTAACAAGTTTCTGGATAAAGTGCTGGGAGACGTTAGCAATGCCCGACGCAGTTAAACTGTTCTCCGAAATAGATCAGCAGTTCCTAGAACTGGAGCAACAATTCGAAATAATCAAAAAACAGCGGGAAGAAATAGAACTATGCAAGAAGAAGACATCAAACGTATCCAAAGAGAACTTAACCCAGCACAACAAGCCGAATTAAAATTCCTCCGACAAGAAGTCGATAGATGCCAAGACGCGCGGTTTGCTAAAGAACCACTACCCAACGCCAACCAAAATTATTGGACCGCCGCAGAAGAACTGGACAGATACGTCAGGAGCCTTCGTAATGATGGATACTGGATTTAAAACCATAATCGAAGTGATGAAACAAGGATCGTGGCTCACGGACCTCGAAGTGGCCGAGCGGGCCAAAATGAAACTCGACGCCGCGCTCTACTACCTTAGACGATTAAGGCGCTTGGGTCTGGTGATAAGCGAATGGGTTCACGGACAACGGGTCTGGGGTGTTCTTAACTGCACTTGACTTTCTTCTATACTTAGGGTATTCTGTAAAAGTAACCCCAAAAGGAGACGACGAATGAAGACACGCCAATGGAAGCTGTTGAACGTGTGGGATGGCGGTTACGGGTACGTGACCTACAATCTGTGCCGCCACGACTTCCACGATGTGACGCTCACGATGAATGTCGAAACGGGTGGCTGGTACTCAGTCACCAGCATATCACCCGTTGCGTGTTGGACTGACGCACCTTTCGGGGAGCCGAAGGAACTCTCTGACACAATCACAAACAAGCTAAGAAATATAATGGAGGCGTTAAAATAAAACCCAAACACATCGAAGACGCTCTGCTCCAAGCGGAGCGTCAACTCGACGATTGCTGGTTCGAAGATCGCGGATCACGGGCCATCCAAAAAGCAACAGAAACACTGAACAGCATAAAAGCAGCTATAGCCGTGGGAGAAGAATATGAACCAGACTTCTAGGCCGTGGACAATCCAATGCTTCCACGGAACCGCTTACGTCGATTACTATATGCACCGACACGACTTTCACGACGTGGTGCTGAGTTATGAATACGACAGAAAAGAATGGTATTCGCGGACACGGACCTCTCTCGTAACAATAGAAAAAGACACTCCGTTTAACAACGGCAAAGAGTTGTCTAAAGATATGACAAAAAAACTAAGAGCAATTATGGAGAACTATTATGAAAGCCCGAATAAACATCACACAACGAATGCTCAACAAAAGCATTATAGACGCCAATAAAAGCGTCGTAAAATTCTTTCGGGAACACCTTCCCGAGTTAGGATACGACTTCATAGGAAACGGGGCCAAAAATGTTATACTGGCGCACTACGACGACGGTCACGAATATACACCAACACAAATAAGATTGTACCGCCGACCGCGGGGCGATAAACTCCTGTCCGTCGAAGGGCTGACAAGACGCGCCAAAGCAGGGGACGTTATGACGTTTCAGTCCGAAACAGCCGTGCAAAGACATTGGGCGGACAGAACGGGCACATTCCACCCCAGAATAATCATCCGGCTCGAACTGGGAGAAGTTATCGAATAGGGCGGGTTTAGGGGTTTTAACCCGCCTTTGCGCAGGGAGCGGTCGCTTAACACTCTCACGCGGTAGGCCACTTTGACATAGTGGTGGCAGGATCGCGGATCAGGCTCTCGTCTTAATTTAGGCGGGAGCCTGTTTCTTTGGTTACGCGTATACTATACCCCTCCTGAGAATCGAAAAAAAAAAAAACGAAAAAAAATAGACGTAACTGGTGTTATAAAAGTAACCGCATTGTAATCAAACGAAAAAAGAGGCAAAAACGGTTACATTTTTGGTTACACCATACTAAAGATAGGTGTAACTTCGGCTGTTTTTTGGCTCAAACGGTTAAGCAGCCTTCTGCGTTAAGCCAAATCTCCACGAAAAAATATTAAAAAAGTTTCTCTGGCGGGGTATACTATATGTTGCTAAAGGGTATTGTATAGTTATTTGCAGTGGAGAGAACCGTGCCTAGAAAAACAAACGCTGATCTTGCAAAACTCCCCAAGCCCTTGAGGATTAAAGCGAGGCCTATCCCTAGAAAGCATACCGGACTAGCCGTGGATAAAGAGGCCAACCGTTCTGATCCCCGAGGCGCGAAGTACAAAACAGCGGACAGCCCTTTGACGCGTAAGCAGGAGCTTTTTGTAAAAGAGCTTGTAAGCAACGATGGTATGATAACTTACAAGGAAGCCGCTATTCGAGCGGGCTACCCCGAGAGTTCAGCCCACACCCGTGCATATGAGTTAACCAACCCTCACAAATGCCCGCACGTTGTGGCAGCTATCAGGCGGTATAGAAACGAACTGGATGAACGTTTTGCCATCAACTACAGCCGACACGTTCGCGACCTGCAGAAAATCCGTGACGTGGCCCTCGAAAACGGGGCGTACAGTGCCGCGGTACAAGCCGAGTATAGACGGGGACAGGCGCAGGGTGATATATACGTTAGCAAGGCGGAGATCAGACACGGCAGTATCGACAACATGGATAAGGATGAGGTGATGAAAGCGTTGAAGGAACTAAAGGAATCCAATGGCTCAGACATTATCGACATTACCCCAACCGAAGATTCCGACGGAAGCGGCGTTTTATCAACAGTTGAGGACAGCCGCGAAAAAGGTTAGGCCACAGTTAAGCCTGACTAGAATAGAAAACTCTGTCGGTCAGGGCATACCCGACCTTATGATCTGCGATGAACGCGGGCTATTTCATTTTGTAGAATTAAAGTTTTGCAAGGCCAATGCGGTACGGTTAAGCCCGCACCAAGTTTCTTGGCTAACGAGGCACCGACACAGTAGCAGTTGGATATTGGTTAAGCAGCATCAGAACTGGGGGAAAAAACCTGTCATTCTTTTGTATCGTGCGGATCAGGCTATCGCGGTCAAAACAGACGGCCTAAAGACCGATCCCGTGTATGAAGGGACAAATCCTTTTGATTGGCCCGTTCTTTTCGACTTGATTTCTCCCATATAATCGCATATACTCTAAGGGTTAGCGAAATGGAGAACATGCTATGAGTTTAAATTATGATTTATGCGGTGTGAAAGCCGACTACAAAGACGACGCCGTCTGGCCTATCACCAGTGCTTTGATTTGGGGCACCATGTCAGTTGGCTTAAATGCGATTACAGAAAAGAATTGGGAAGAGTTTTACGTTCGTTGTCACGCTATTGAAACGATCCACGGGGCTTGGCTTCGTGATAAGGATTTAAAAGGCCGACCGATCACGGCAGAGGATGTAAAAAGCCACGTCGGATTGCACACCAATGCGGACACTCGAACTAAAGCCGAGTTCCAGAAAGACATTTACAGACGTTTTGTGGATCAGGCTAACCGCAACATAACACTGGAATTAAAAACCACGGAAGAAAGGGAGAAAGCCTAACCGATGTTTATTTTTGAATTAATAGGTCGATTGCTTTATGGCAGCGATTACGAGGAATTGAGCAAGAGAGCGAACCGCAAAAAACCAACGCGAAAACGCCGCCGATAATACTGAGAAACTGCCCGCTTTACACGCGGGCTTTTTTCTTTTATAGCTATGGGACATTGTATAGATTGGAGAACGCTATGCCTAACGTAATTTATAAGAAATATTCCGTTTTGGGACAGCCTAGATACTGGAACCGTCGCAAAAAAATGTGGACAAAATGGCTTTCTAAAAGTTGCCATTACCCGACGCACCACGGCGCGTTGCGCGTTTTGCATAGCCGTAGGTTTTCGGAAAATATTTGGAACTTGACCGAGAAAGACCTGTTGACCAAAAAAGAAACGTTGGCAGAATATGGGGTTCAAACGCTATGCTAAAAACGGTCGAATATAGCCGAGCAAAAAAGACGCGGGGAATTGCCGTCACGTATCGCGCCGGAAACGGTAACAACTATGGCACTTGCCCCGCCAGTTGTGAGTTAAACCCGAGCGGGTGCGGTTCGTCAAAAATTGATGTTGAGTATCTTGACGCTGTTTTAGATGCTAAACCCGCCAAAGGTATATCGTTTACTTATTCGCATTTCTCTCCCTTTCACTGGAAACGAAAACTTGCGGCAAATAAAACGGTTATAAACTATAGCGCAAAGACCGCAGAAATCGCGGCAAAATTTATGCGGTTTAAGGTGCCTTGTGTTGTGACCGTTGCGGAACGTTTTTGGCAGGGTAAAAAGAAACAATCTGTCAATGGTGCGTTGATCGTTCGTTGTCCTGCCGAAACAATCGCGGGGTTTAGTTGCGCGGATTGTGGCAATGGTGATCCATTATGCGCTAGGCTCGAAAGAACTTTTGCGGTTGGATTTACTGCCCACGGTGCGAGTAAAAAGAAAGCGTCTGATCCAGATACAGCGGGCGGTTGCTATGCCAGTGGGGGAAACGTCGCGCTTCACTGGACTGCGACAGCCGCGCAGGATCAGGACGAAACCGACGGGGATAAATTGCGCCGTTTTGTTTCTGGACTGCCCCCGCGTTCAATAATCCGGCACCATATCGCGGGCGATATTGGCGAGGAAACGCACAACTAGAAATTTCCGCTTGATTATATATGCGAGTTTCTATATTAAGAGGGTGCGAGAAATCGCGCCCTTTAACTTTTTGGAGACTTACACAATGTCACATTCGATTGAGAACACCCACGGAAGCTTGACCCAGTTAATGCAAAAGGTACAAGACCAAGCCGCCCGCAAAGCAGACTTTTTGACCCCTACTAACGACCTGCAAAAAGTAACCGACCCCGAAACAAACCGCCCCGCTTTAGTGATCGAAGCAAAAGGCGGCGAACCAACGCGGCACCTTGATATCAATTCGGTTGCTTTCCAACAACTAGCGGCACATTGCGATATTGAAACGAGAACCGCCCGACGTTTGCAGGATCATTACCCCGCTGAGTTTGATACGCTAATCAACGCTCATTTTCAGAAAGAACCTAAAAGAAAGATGTTGAGAACGTTTCTCGACACCGACGAAACCAACGGAACCGCCCGCGCTTTATTGTCCGACCGCTTTAAAACTTATGACAATAACGACATGCTCCAAACTGTATTGCCGTCGATTATGGAAAACGACAGCCAGCTTCAAGTTGTTCAAGCTAATATTAGTGACAGCAAATTGTACATGCGGTTTAAATCGCTTGTTCACACTGGGGCGGGTGCAAACGTGGCAGATATTATGGCTAACGGTGTGGGCTTTTCCAACTCGGAGACGGGGCAGGGATCGGTGACGGCATATCAGCTTTTTTGGACCTTGGCTTGCCTTAATGGCATGCAGACTGAGAACAAAACGCGGAGCAGCCATATCACGTCCGCCCGCGACAGCGACGATTGGGGCTTGTTATCTGGAGAGGCGCAAGAGGCAGACAACCGCGCATTAAATTTAAAATTGCGCGATCTAGTATCGGCCTATTCGTCGCGTGAAATGTTTGACGAAGTTTTGACCAAGATGAAAGCAGCAGCCGCCGACGTGATCGAAGGTGATTTTAGTGTTGCTGACACGGTCAACAATTTAGGTACTGTTATGCGTCTGACTAAAAAAGAGACTTCGAACGTTTTAGATGGTCTAATGAATACCATAGGGCAAGCGGGCTATGAGAACGACCGACCACTATCCCGCGCAACCTTGATCAATGCGGTTACAGCCGTAGCCAATACCAGCGACATCGATAACGCCGACGACTGGCAACGTCGCGGTGGTCAGCTGTTGAATATGAACGCCCGAGATTGGAACCGTATTGCCGCTTAAACTTTTATCTTGATTTGCGCTTTACAATAGCGCATGTTGGGGCAGGGGAAACCTTGCCCCTTAATTTTGTTTGGAGGACAAAAAATGGAACTAGCTAAAACAGACCACGAAAACGAAACCGCATTGAGCGAGGCGCTTCGCATAATTGAACGCCGTGACGCGGAACTTGACCGCTTGCGTGAAGAGATGGAAGCACTTCGAACCGTTAGCCAAGAAAACGCTTTAATGTTAGACGATATACGCTTGCCCCTTTTTAAACTTTTGAAAGATCAACTAGGGGCAATGATATCCGGCGAAACCGCCTACAACATTGCCGAGCAGCTAAAAACAAAAGTAACCGCTTTTGATATTCAAGATCATATGGACGAGATACGTGAAGATATCACTTACAATTTTGATATCAGTTCTTTTCAGTCCGAGATCGAAGAAATTGTTTCCGAGCGCGACATTAACGACGAGGTGACCGAGATTGTCGAGGATGTTTTGAGAGGCGCAAAAATCACACTGGGTTAAACACCCGCCCAACCTTGCCCAACTTGGCCCGCCATTGCGCGGGCCTTTTTTATGTTTGACAGATCAGCACAAGATATCCCATACTGCACGGGCAGGGGGCAATCCGCCCGCTTGCTTATTGGAGAACCAAAACTATGAAACGATATCAGATCGAAGCCTCGACATTCGAGCTAGACGGGACCGAGAGCCATACAGTGCTTTACACCTCGAACGGCATAAGCACCGCCCGTGCTTACCTCGAAGGATTTACAACCGCCAGCGATTGGAAAGATTACGACCTTGTAAATCTATTGGATACAGCGCACCCCAACGACAGCGACTTGCATTTGATCGACAGCAAAATGCACCCCGCCATCGACAACGGCGCGATAAGCCAAAGCCTTTCTGATTTTACCGAGGTTTGGGCCGACGTAGGACAACACGGCTTTTTCCGGTGTAAGCTATGATTAATATGACAGTAGCCCAACGGGACACGTTAGAGCGCAAATGGTCCGAACTGGACGAAAGCACCCGCCCGACGCTCGAACGCTTTCTTGATAGCGTAAAAGACACATTCTATTGTGACGACGCGGTCACGGTATATTGGGCTAACATGTGGCTATGCGTCGAGCGTGACGGATACGCCCACACCTAACGACCAGCACCACCGCACCGACGATCAGAGCCGCCTTGGAGCGGCTCTTTTTTATTAGTGACACATGCGACCCCCGCACCCCGCCCCTTGGCTTAAACCTACCGACCATGAACCGTGGACCGTGGGATATGGTTCGTTCTGGTCGATCCGGTGCCCAGATACCCGACGATCGACAACGAGATCGACGACAGAGCCGCCGATCTGGACCGATCCGCCCCGATCCGACGCCAGCTGGCGGAAAATATCGGAGCGCAGCCGCGCAGTTAAATCCACCGGAACGACGTTCGAGCGCCAATTAACTGCAGCAGCTGCAGCAGCTGGCGGACCAATCGCCACGGCTGC